TAAGGCATTATTACCGACACTAAAATTATACCCAGATATAGGATCGTTACGTTTAGTGTTTAGGGGTACGTTTCTACGTACTATAGGTATATGTTCAAACTTTGTCCAACTACTCTTAGTAAGTCTAAAACCAGATCGTTTGAGTGATCTTGGTATGATTCTAAGGTTTGGGTTACCATTTATATAAATGGATTTCAGTTTTGGAAGACGACCGATCTCATCTGGTAACGAGGTTAACTTATTACCAGTCAAACCAATATACTCGAGATTTGTAAGCTTACTGAATGATTCTGGTAACGATGTTAAATTATTATAATCCAATTCAAGTATCTTAAGGTTTGTAAGGTTACCGATTGATTCTGGTAATTTAGTTAAATTATTACCCTTCAAATTAAGTTCTATTAGATTTGTAAGGTTACCAATAGATGATGGTAATTTAGTTAAATTATTATTATTCAACATAAGAAACTGTAGTTTTTTAAGGTTACCAATAGATGATGGTAACGATTCTAAACTATTCTTTTTCAACGAAATATGCTCTAGTTTTTCAAGGTTACCAATAGATGATGGTAATGAGGTTAAATTATTATTATCCAAATAAATATACTCTAGTTTTTTAAGGTCACCAATAGACGACGGTAAATTGGTTAAGCTTGAATCTCCTTTACTAAAGGTGTTAGTAGTCATGGTCCTAACACCGATTTTACGAAGTTCTTGGGGAACTTTGGGTCTGGAGTTACTCATATACATTTACCTGTTATTATTATTGACATTCGTACGTCTACTCTGAGCGGCGTTACCTGCTTTTTTTCTTATGTTATTTCGTAAAAGGTTTTTATTGGATCGGGGAGGACTTGAGAGAGGTCTTCCTCTTACAAATATGACGAAATTTATGTTTTTTCTAAGTAGTGGTTGTCGTGTAAATGGATTTACAACGACATATTTGTTTGGTTCAAGATCGTATAAAGCGTTAATATTAGTAATTTTAGTACGTGGGTTTTTCGTTTTTATCCAGTTTAGAAGTGATTTTTCGTTTAAATACTTGTTGTGTCCTAGGTATACGGCACTATTACCGTTCTCAAAAGTTTTCCCAGATATAAAATCTTCCTGTCGTTTAACTTTTAGGAGTTGCATTGTACGTACTATACCTCCAACAAACTTTGTCGAATTATTCTTAATAATTCTTAAATCAGGATGTCCCAAAGAAATAAATTCTCTTGGTATGGTTTTAAGGTTTGGATTATGACTCAAATCAATTTTCTTTAGATTATGAAGGTGGTGAATAATAGATGATGGTATCGAGGTTAATTTATTACGTTTCAAATTTAAATACTCTAAATTTACAAGGAGATCAATGTATGATGGTATCGAGGTTAATTTATTATTTTCCAAATCAAGATCTTCAAGATTTGTACAAAAACCGATCTGATTTGGTATCGAGGTTAATTTATTATTTTCTAAGTAAAGTCCTTTAAGATTTGTAAGTAAACCGATCTGTTTTGGTATCGAGGTTAATTTATTATTGCTCGCATCAATTTCTCTAAGTTTTGTAAGGAGACCAATCGAATCTGGTAATTTGGTTAAGTTTCTACGTGATATATCAAGGGATGTAATATTCATGTTCGTAACACCGAGGTTATGAAGTTGCTGAGGAACATTAAGTCTTCGTCTGACTCGGCGATTGTTGTTGTTACTCATATACATTTACCTGTTATTATTATTGACATTCGTACGTCTACTCTGAGCGGCGTTACCCGCTTTTTTTCTGATCGTGTTTGGTTTGTTTGGTGTGTTTGGCGTGTTTGGTGTGTTTGGCGTTTTTGGTGTTTTAACTGTATTTTTAATTCGATTTGTTACTTTTTTTATATTTTCCTCGTTACGTTTTAGTTTTGATTTCTCTTTTATTTTACGTACTAATTTACGTAAAGGATTTTTAGTTTTACTAGGAGGTTTTGGTTTTGTTCCATGTTTAACGTTAGAAACTTGTTCTGCTATTTTTTTTGTAATATTCCTCGGTAGATAAGGTAAATTGTTTCGTTTAGCTTTTACAACCGATAATTGGTTTTGATAATAATTAGTATAATTATAATTCGGTTGAATGCCATTAAATTTAATATTTAAACCTGGTCTTAATATGATATAAGGTACTCTAATTTTTGGGTTGTTTCGTACGTCAATTTCTCTTAGTTTTTTAAGCTTAATAATCTCTTTTGGTAACGATTTTAAATTATTATTATTCAACTGAAGTGTCTCAAGGTTTTTACAAAGACCGATTTCTTTTGGTAACGATTTTAACTTATTATTATACAAATAAAGTGTCCTAAGGGTTTCAAGCTTACCGATTTGTGGTGGTAACGATTCTAACTTATTATTATTCAAAAAAAGAAACTGTAGTTTTTTAAGGTTACCGATTTGTGATGGTAACGATTCTAAATTATTATTAGCCAAATGAAGATACTCTAGTTTTTTAAGGTTACCTATAGATGATGGTAATTTGGTTATTCTATTCTCACTCAAATCAAGTTTTTTTAGATTTGTAAGGAGACCAATTTCTTTTGGTATTTCGGTTAAAGTTTGGTTAACATTCCAATCTTGTACTAGGGGGTGATGAAGATTTGTAATATTCATGCTCCTAATACCGAGGTTACGAAGTGCCTGAGGAACATTAGAGTTGGAATTGGAGTTACTCATATACATTCATCTGATATTTTATCTCACTTTATGATAAGATGATAGTTGCGTTACTACTCATTATCATAAACGTGTTTTTACTACTCAACACGAAGGAACCACAGGAAATAACCGAGGTTCGCGAAAAGTATAGAATTCTCAGGGAACATCTCATAGAAACCGATAATAAAAAGTTTGAAATGTTACAAAAAGAAGTACCCATAACGGTACACTATAGGATAAACAGAGGTGCGATAGGGTACAATACAAATAAGGGGAATGAAATAGGGTTATGTATAGACGGTGATTCGAACGAAATTTTCCATGTTCTCATACACGAACTCGCACACTCAACGGTCGAAGAGTATTCGCACAGTAAAGAGTATTGGAAAAATTTCAAGGAATTAAGAGGTATATGCGTGAAATTGGGTATATACGAAACTATACCAAAAAAGACGAAATTTTGTGGTAAACATGTTCAGGATAAATAATCTAAACGTATAGTAATAATTAACATGTCTGAAAACGTAGCATCGAATGTTCAAATATTACAAGCTATATTAGCTTGGGTAGCATACATGACATTATCTAGCGTACCAATGTTATCTAACAATTACGGGGTCAATTTAATAACACTCTTTTTTATCATACCAAACTTTTTGCTCTACTCCATGAAAGGTGATAACTTTTTAGCCTTCATGGCTATAGATCAAAGGTTTATGTTACTGACAACTATAGCCGCGACGCTCTTCGTTGTTTTAGCATCACAAGCAACTAAAGAAGCTCAAAAGAATATAGAAAATTACGGTAAAACTACGAAAAGTACGGGTTCTATCCTTGCACTTCGCGTAGTAAGTTTCTTATTTGGTTTACTTACCGCTTACATACTTCTCAAACGAAAAGGTATGTTTGAAAATTCTGGTTAAGCGTATCGCCTAGCAACATAAAATGCTACCGCGGCAACCAAACCGGTTGACGCTAACCCAACAACACTTCGGTTCCCTTGGTCGTTAAGAAACGATGGTACGAAGTTTGCGAGTTTTTCTTGAACTGGCTTACTAATTGCTATCGCAGTACAAACCGCGACGACGAGAGCTTGAAACTGATCGTCAGTTAAATTAAATGGGTTTTTATTCTCTGGTGTATTCTCCGCTTTTTGAACGGGTTGTTGTGCGGCCATCATTGGTGCTTGCATTTGCATTTGCGTCATGCGAGGATCTTGAGCCATCATTGGTGGTTCTAATGGTGCTTCTGGTTGACCTATAATATCATTAATTGGTGTAGAGTCCATTGTCTGTTTATTTTCACTCACATTTTTTTCAGCCATGAAACTCGGCATTTGTTGTTGTTGTTGCTGTTGCTGAATCGGTGGTAATTGAGGTATTTGTGAAGGTCCAGAATCGTTTGGGATAAAATTGGTGGATTGGTTATTGTTCAAATTAACCATACCGTCCCCATTATCAGAAAGATTCATCGTATAAACGTCCGTCATATATTATACATGGGGTTTTCGTTTTTTTCGTGTTTACGCGTTAGCCTGGGTTATTGTCGTAAGGTATAATTAGGGTACAAACACCCAAACGTTTTTATAATTCTAGGTAAATCGTTTAATTCGTCGTAATTAGACATGTCGTGATCTACATATACTGTTTTAGTTTCGTGACACACATCGACCAGTATGCGGTATCCTTCATCGCTTGGTGTACTCGTTTTTTCTTTATCATTAGATTTATACGGAGGTATTAAAACTGGTGCTGGTGGTGGTAACGGGAATATGTTCAACGCTGAACTTACTCGTCTAGAAAAAAGTCGTATCATTTCTTCTTAATAACTTTTAATGGAGTTGTCTTTTTAACTGTGTTACGATCACCAAGTTTCATGTTACCGTGTTTTGGGTTAAACATCTTTTTGTGTGTTTGCCAATACTGAGGTGCGCCAACCTTAAAGTTTTTTCTAAGTTTTGCTTTATACCAAAATACACAATCTTCTATTCTATTACTCTTAGACGTATTATCCAATACCAAACATTCGTAATTTTCGGTACACGAATCCATGACTTTATTAAACATTTCAAACGTTGGGAAAATACCGAAAAATGATTTATACAATTTCTCACGGTTTTGAATGATATTTTCACGTAAAATAAACACGTAATCAACGTTTGCCCTGAGAGCAGGAGGGAGATCCATACAATATTGCATTGTTAACATGAAAAATATCTTCCAGTGACGTCCATTCATAAAACATTGTCGGATACACGTATCTTTCATAAATTTTGAATCGTACATACAATCGTCTAATAACAGGAACGCACCACAATTTGTTTTACCCATACCTACCAATCTCTTTTGTCTATCCATAACACGCTCTATAGCTTCTCTATCGTAATCACCGTATATGAAAAGGTCTGGTACATACTGTTGATAATAATGATTACCTTCTTCTGTTGCTGATAAAACTATTCCAGCTGGTAAATGCTTTTTATGGAATAATATATCTGTAACTAACGTTGATTTACCCGTATTACGTTTACCAATAAAAACACACACTTTATCATCGGCCATGCCTTCGGGTTTGAATTTTCGAAGTTGAAGATTCATCTAATGTATCGCCTCGTTTTATTTTATAAAATTTTACTCACATACAATAAGAATGGCTGGTAGAATAAAGCTTGCCGCTACAGGTGCTCAGGATCAGTGGCTTACGAGCGAGCCTGAAATTTCACATTTCCTGACGAATTTCAAACGACACACGAAATTTTCAACAGAAGCTATAGAAACTCCTTTTGATGGTGATCCTGATTTTGATACATCTGTTGAATGTCGTATACCCGATAATAAGGGAGATCTTATACGAAGTATGATGCTCAAATTCACATTACCACGACCTACTGGTACAAAAACGTCCAGTAATCACGATATTCGGTATATTAAATCTATAGGGGCGCATATAATAGAACACGCAGATTTACTTATAGGTGGTCAAACCATTGAACGCATAACCGGTGATTATATTTACATGTATAACCAATTAAACCATACAGATGACGATACTCAACAAACTCTCTATTTCTTAACAGGTCATAACGGTTATATACCTGTAAATTACGATTGGGATTATAGTGTTATGTTACCGTTTTACTTTTTTAGACACCCAAGTTTAGCCATACCTGTATGCGCACTCACAAAACAAGTCGTCGAAATTAGAATCAAATTTAAAAAATTAAGTGACGTTACACTCCAATTCTATGATAGTGCTTCACCCAAGGAAAGTGATCCACCGAGTGATATAGCTTCGTCTATAAAAAAGGTATCACTTGTTACGGATTTTTTCTTCGTTTCCGAAGATGAGAAAAATTTTCTAGTATCGCGACCAATCGAATATGTCATAACACAATGTCAAATGTCACAATTTACAACGGATGTATCCCAAACTAAAAAGGCTGTCATGTTAAATTTTAAACATCCCGTTAAGGAAATGTTTTTCGTAGCGTATCCAGATCTAAACCTCACGGGATACGCCTTAATGAAAAACGTAACGTTAAAGTTTAATAACCAAGAAATCATAAACACGGATTTCAATTCGTCGTATACACAGGCTTTAAAAAAATATACAGGGTATCCTAAGAATTTTGAAATACATAGCTTTTCTCTAAACCCCCAAACGTATTACCCGACAGGTCAAGTTAACTTTAGTCGTATAGCACATCAATGGTGTGAAATAAATTTACACCGTCAAAACAACGCTAAAAAAACCAAGGTTTTCGTATACGCAATTAACTATAACGTGTTACATATAGAAAGCGGACTCGGTGGTTTAAAATTTTAATATATTTTATAATTAAAATACAATGCCTTATAAAGCCACAGGTATATTACCCATTTATACTGGGTGGATGTCCAAAATGACTACACAAGAAAAAAAGAAATTAAATAAACTCCAAAAAGATTATTTAAATATGTTTAACCTATCGGATAAGATCAAGGAAGAATCTAATAAATATTCTAGAAAAATATATAAATCGAAGAAACCCACTGCAATACAAGTGAAGAAAGCACGTGCTCTCAGAAATAAAGGCTCTAAAACTTTGAAAAAAGGGTTAGATAAGGCTTATAAATACGATATGTATTGGGATAAATTAGAGTTGAAATATCTTAATAAAGCGGTGAGAAATGCTTCTCGGGGATAGATATGTGGCGAAGAGTTGAGTTTAAAATTTTAGTGAGTTATACTAGTAATGGCTGGTCGTATTCAATTAGAAACATCCGGTCCACAGGACGCTTTTTTTACAGATGACCCCGAATATACGTACTTTGTAAAAAATTTTAAAAAACATGCCAATTACGCCTCGTTTATAAGAGATTTGGACGTTGAAGGTGAAGTCGAATTTGGAAATACAGTAAAGTGTACAATACCACAAAATCAAGGCGATCTCATTAAAACTATAAGTTTGAAAATAGATCTAAATGAAATAGACCAAACCATAAAAAGCTCTTTACATTCAAATACGACATCTGTAGAGTGGAATGAATCTATAGGTCACGCAATGATTGAATACATAGAACTTTTAATTGGTGGTAAAGTTATTCAAAGACTTACGAGTGATTTCTTAGCCATTTATTTCGATAATTACGTCACCCAAACGAAACAAAACTGTTTAAGTCAACTCGTAAGAAAACCACCGGATGAACTTTCCGGTACACCCGCCATGAGTGCCACAATAGGAAGTTACCCGGGATATGCCGAACAAAATTTGTTTGTAGACATACCCTTTTATTTTTATAATAACCCAGAACTTGCTATTCCTATTTGTGCTATAAATAAACAAGAAGTTGAAATTAATGTAAAACTTCGTGATATCGATCAGTGTATTCATTCCATTAGGAGTGATAGTCCATACGCCGGGTATATTTTATACACGGGACTTAAACCTACAAATCTTATAAAAAGTTTGAAAGTTACGACAGAAATGGTATCGTTAACAGATAAAGAAAAGAAACACTTAAACGAAACACCAATTGATTATATAATAACACAAGTTCAAGAAAGTCGTAAACAAATCGATCAGGGTTCAACCCCTCCTTGGTCAACTTCGATTAAACACAGGCTTGATTTTATTAATCCCGTTAAGGAACTCTTCTTTATCATTCAAGGAACAAGAAAAACAGTAAACGGGTTTTATAACGCAACGTTCGATTACGATAATTCATGGAGAGATCAAGATAGTCGGTACATTAATTACGAACAGTTAAAAAAACTGGAACTTCAACTCGATGATTCTGTTCCTATAGAAGGTGCTAGTGGAGAAGTTATAAACTTACGCGCGGTTCAAAGTGGTATACATCATTCCCGAACACAGTTATTCAGGCGATACTATTCGTATAGTTTTGCGTTAGAACCAGAACGATGGTATCCCACCGGTCAGGTTAATTTTAGTTTAATTAAAGATCAGGTTTTAAAACTAACATTAAACGCAGAAGATGAATGTAAAAGAGAACTTAGAGTTTTAGCGCATAGTTATAACATACTCCGAGTGGAGAACGGTATTGCTAAAACATTATTTTAAGCATGAATCAACAGGAAAAAGATGCTACATCACAGCTCATCAATGATTTTCAGCAAACAGCTATGAATGTTATTCAACCCTTACTGGAAAGGTCTATGGTTATCGCGGCAGAATATGCGAATGCGTGTGGTAGAAACATGGTAGTGAGTGAAGATATGGAATATGCCATGAAATATTGTGCCATGAATGAAGTTGGTAAGAAGATTGGAACATATTTTCCAGAAATATACGAAGAATCCACGAGTGATGAAGATGAAGAAGATGTAATATTTGATGACGAAGAAATCGCTTTTACGCGATATTCAGGAAGAGAGTATAAGTTTGTTAAAATGAACATGGCATACGATAATTGGGATACGTGGGTGCCGAAAAATCCAACAGAACAGATGTTAAAAAATGCTATAGATAGTAATGAACACATCAGAACCTGAAGGGTGGATAAATAACGATGATATATACTTTAAAATATCAGATGATAAAAGTTATTCAGGAGATAGTGAAATAGATTCAGATAGTGAAACGGAAACGGAAACAGAATCGGAATCTTCTTCAGGGTATAATTCATCAAAAGATGAAAAAATTACTAATTTTAAAGGGTATATGAAAAACACCAAAAAATATAAAAAAATATTTTTGGATGAAGACTTCCTCCCAGAATAAAATATCTAATTATAATAAAAAATGTCTGCTGCTCAAGAAACCATTACGCTCGTTGCTTCCGAACTCGAAGCTCAATCTCTCAATGCGATTGTTGCTGGGTTCTCCTTCGCCGCCGCCCTCTCATGGATGGATTTGGTGAGATGGTTGGTTAACCAAGTCGTCAAAGTTAACAAGAACGGTGGTATGAACTACACTCTCACTGCCTTGCTCACAACACTCTTGTCTATCGTTGTCTTCATCGTTATCTCTAGATTGTCCAAGAAGGTCAAGAAACCAGGACAACCAATCTTCGCGGTTACTCGATAAATTTAGAACTTGGTTTTTTTATAATTACAAGTAAAAATAATCCAGTCGCAATTACCATAAATATTGGTATAAAAGAATCCCAACTATGTACATCCTCAAATTCTCTGGGGATTTCCATAGGTGTTGGTAATGTCTCGTCTCGTCTATATCTCGGTATATTAACAAATTTATCAGTAGAGCATGTTACCGCAAGTTTTAATATATGATTTGCGTTTCTAAAATCGTATGGTATGAGTCTATTGTTACTACTATAGTAAAATTGTACACGTAAACTCGATATTGTCTTTTGAGATCCACTATCGAAATTATGTTCAACAGCGTCGTCTACACCAGAATAATTAATCACGTCTCCACACATGAGAATTCTACCCGTATAAAAAGGTGTTTCTGAAAATATAGTCTTATTAAATTCATCAGAACCACTACTTAATTTAACAATAATTCCGTCAGCACCTTGTAAATTAATACTTCCAGTTTCGAGTGTATAAGGTGGTGATTGTGTAGATTGTACATCATTCGCTGGTAATCCAAGTATATCATGAGGTGTAGTCTTACCAGTCACATCAGTTTTACTATACCCATTTGTACCAGTATAAAACTTTAAAGTAAACGGGTTATTTGCCGTAAAAGTTATTGCATTCGTATCTTTATTAAACACCGATGATTGTATCTTACTACTCGAATTTACTACAACATTAGAAGCTAGATCTGTACCGTCATAGTTACCATTAGGTATACTTATTTCATAATCAGTACCACCTGAATTTAAAGTAAAAGTATTATTACTTTCGTGTATTAAATACTGACTATTATGTATACGCGCTGATATCATGGATATTTTCGTGACATTATAAATGGGAGATTTTAAAGAAACAACATAGTCTGCTGGGTTTGGGTATAAAACGGGATCCCTTTCACCACTATCTATGTCTAAGGTATGTACCTTCATTAAAATATAGGAGCATTATTTTAATGAGTGTTTTGCGTTATTTTTTTAAATTTATGAAAGGTTATGTGATAATGGGTTACCAGCAAGTTGACGTTTTGCTAAACCTAAACCACTTGAACTTGCGTTTGGATTTTCCATACCCTTATACGCATTGAATTGATGATAATCGTTATTTCTATACTGTTGAGTCCAACCACCGTCTGCTGAATTAACACGTCCATCTACACGAGTAGTATCCGAACGAACACTCGTTACCATACCACCTTGGTTAAGTGGATCGGCACGTACATTCATGCGACCTGCTCCCGCTGGACGACCCACCTTACCTCTTCTATCAGTTGGCCTGAAACCAAATTTAGTTAATTCTTCAACGGTATATTTATCACCGTATGTTCGTTTCTCCCCTATTTTAGTAGATGGGGCATTCAAGTACCCGTGTGAAAATTTGTGAATACCTGGTGCGGGTGCGTTAGAGTACGCGTAAGCTTCTATGTTACCATCCTTCTTATTTCGCGTTGGTTCCGCCGCACGAGTTAGTGAAGAAACAAATCTCTTAGGTGCCGCTGTACTTAACGTATCAGTTCTAACACCTGTTTCAGAACGATTTGTTGTACGTTTCGTTCGTTCGTGTTCTCCTCTTGGTGTTCTACCAGACATACCCTGCGCACGTCCGGGAACGGGTGGGAGTCTTCCAAAAAGAAACGATGTTTTCTCGGGTCTGTTATTTCCAAGTTCACCCGCAACTCCTCGTCTTCCACCCTTATTATCAAAGGCTGGACCAGAACGTCCTGGTAAAGTTGTAAGTCTATAAGCACCCACATTTTCAGGGTTAACTCTAAATAATTGCTGGTGACCACCAACAGCTGGAACACTTGGATCTACACCCAAACCTGGACCAACATTTTGGTGCTCTATTGGTGAAAGATTATTCATTCTTCCACCATCATACATCATGCGATTTCGCATATCTAAAACTTCCCCACCGGATGATCTTTGTTGAGGAGAAATATCACCGAATGAAGACATTTCCTGTTTAGAAGTATATTCAGGTTCGACTAGAGGTGATGGTGCGCCTAAATATGAATCTTCTATTGTCATGTCTCTACTGTACAAATCATCAATTGGTGGTGGTCTAACCTCTTCTTGTCCTTGAATAGAATTTCCTTCGATTGAATATTGTTCATCATCTGTTTTACTTAATTTACGACCAGCGTAAACGAGTCCTGCTATAGCCAATATGGATATGGGGTCAGCCATTCTTATTTGTTATTAACATTTTTATTGAGGTATCTTTGCTGAAACAAACCATTTTGAACTTCGGCACGAGTACTCGATGGTTCGTATGATCGTGTTCTAAGAGGGGTTTTACACGCAACATGTTGAAGTGGGTGTAAATTTTGTTCGTATGTTTTTGCTAATACCTTGTTAAATCGAGATGTAGATTGTGGACGAAGAGCGTCACTTGTTTCTATATGTTGAGATGGTGAACCTTTACCGGCCATGTATGGAGCAGTTCCATATAACATGGTATTTGGTCTAGATGAACCATAATTCAAAGTACTGGGCTGAGGATACACGAAGACTTCTTCGGTAGCACAAACGGATGGAACCGCTTTATCGGTAACCATTTTCATTCCTGGTTGGAGTTGATACGCCATTTACTATTACTTAAGATTTTGTTTAAGCAAATCGAGTATCTACTAACGATGACTATAATGTAAAATTAGGCTGATAATACTGAACATCTATCTCCTATCCCCTGTTGGTTGTAAACCAGCAAAAGCCTCGAGTTGAACTCCTCTGGCATTTGGATCACATAATCGTGGATCTTGTCTACAAGTTTTTTCACCCTTTTTACCATGTATAAATTCATAATATGGATCGTTTCCTAAAGATGAATTCGATGTAGTTGTAAATTGTCTAGCTAAAGCATTTCTCTGGAATCGTGGTAATGAAGAACGCGAACGCGAAGGACCGTATTGTATACCATTTGTAATATAAGCATCTGTTGCGTTTTTAACTGTTGGTGCATAACACGCACTAGGCCTATCTGGTCTATCAGAAAAGTCAGTCATAAGTACATTAGCACACGGGTTGTCCTGAGTAGGTAATTGGCATGGTATACCGTTATTTGCAGTTCTTGGTAAACCTTCTCTTACCATATCGGAACGTTCCATTATATATAGAACGCCCAAAGCTGTACCACCTAAAACAAATATACGTATATCACGGTTAATAAGATAGATTATACACGTCGCATAAATTATAAATCTTGCTGTAGCGTTGATTCGCTCTTCTGGTGTGAGCGTATTTGATGGCCAAAATTCTAAAACTTTATCTGTCCGAATGAGCTGTTTTGGGTCTTCAAACCAAGAAGTCATTTATATATAGTGAGTTTATTTTTTACCACCCAACATTCCACCTAACATGCCTTGCATTGTTTTCATTAAAGCCGCTTCATCCAATTCACCATTTTCACCTGAACCCAATTTATCCGCGCATTCTTTAGCAACGGTCTCAATCATAGATAGTGTATCTTCTGGTATAGATTTTATAGTCGTACCTAACATGTACAATGTTTGAACATATTGCCAAATCGCATTTTTTGTATTTTCGGAACACGAACCCCAATGTTTTTCTAAATTAACACCTTTCATAAAATCAAGATTTTTCGATTCTTTAATAAAAAATGAATCATCTTTAGCTGAAATCTGTTCTGTGTATGGAGCTACGCCGTTCATAAAACCATCTACGACTAATCTAGGATTTGCTTCTTTCATCAAATCAAATGCCGATAAACACTTTTTTAATCCTTTTTCTTCTGGAAACGTCTTGTGTAGTTCCACAAGAAATTGACCCATCATATCATTGAATGCGGTAACAGAAGCCATTTTGTATATATTCTATGTTTGATATCTTTAAGTTAGAAAATTAAAATGGTTCTGTACTGATAGTCTCTTTCTTACCTAATCCGTTCGAAACGATAAAAAATACTAAAATAGCGACAAGTGCCGCCGGTTTGGTATATGCGCTAAGTGCGAGTTTACCTTCGTTGTTAAGTTTTGCTTTAAAATGTATGTATCCTGCTGTTATAAAACCTGCGATTAAACCCGCCCAAGCTGGATCTCTTAAATAATCTTCAAACTCCATTTACTTATACATGATGTTTTTTTGGCGAGTTTCAGCAGCATCTGGGAAAAAAACGTCGTCTTCATCCTGTGTACGTTGTTGTGGATTTTGCATGTGTGGCGTTGTATTGATAGTCTTAAATTCATTATTCATAAAAGAATTGTTAGTTTGTTCTTCTTCCATTGGTGGTTGTTCTTCCTCCATTGGTTGTTCTTCTTCCATTGGTGGTTGTTCTTCCTCCATTGGCTGTTCTTCATCACCAAATGGTTCATTACTCGTTTCTTCCATACCATTATCTTCAATGATATCCGGGTCTTCAGAATCACCAACTTCCGCCTCACCTAAATCGAGATCTTGTCCTTCTTGTTGTTGCGACATGTAAGTTTGTAATATTTGCTGAACTGGTATAAGTTCCTTTACAGAATTTTCGATACATATAGAAAATCGTTCAAATAATTTATCATTTCGCGCGTGTTCATTTTGAGAATCATGGTATATATAAGGATCATTATACAGGGATTCCGCAACTTTATTATGACACATTTGAATAAAAACTTCGTTCGTTGGGAGTTTAAGAGAAATCTTTTTATTATCTTTACTCAAACGAACAGCTGATAAAATTTTGACGCAACTCACAAATACAGCTGCCAATAAATCATTAAACCATGCGCATCTATTAGCAATATTATCAGTGTGTTGTTTAGACATGGCGTCACTCCAATTTGGAACTTCTTTCAATAATTTCTGGTACATTACAAGTACCTTTCTTCCCTTCGATAATTTATAAGCCTCATCGTACATTTCTTCAAAAGTCTCTATCATAACCGGACACATCAATATACAAAGCTGACCAAGGTATTCGCGTTTTGCTTCTACTAATATGTTAAGGTTATCCATTTATGATAAAGTGGGTTTTTTTATGGGACATTATTATCGCGCCCCCCTGTATTTATTCGCTGTCTTTTTCAAGTTAACGAGTGTTGGAAAATCTTCAAAATCTTCTTCTGGTTTATCTTCTTTTTGTGTAATCGTTTTCTTTGGTGTCCATGATATACATAATTCAAATTCACCAATATGTTGAACATAAAATCCACCTAATCGAAATTGTCTTATTAAATATTGAGTAGCTCTTGTCCTGTCAAAATGTGGATATCCCATTACAAACGATGGTATTTGTACGAAAACGTACTTATGACCTAATTCAACTGATTGACGTATTTTTTTTGATATTTGTTCGTGTAATTTTATGTACGTTTCCTTTTTTAACCTTTTACGTTTTTCAGCTATACGAGATATTTCATCAATACTGATCATTACAATATCATTGTAATTATTTTTATAAAATATTACTCAATTAAAAATATAATATATAACGAGTGTTTTAAACATAAAATATGTCTATTTTTTTAGGGCTATTTTTTATGTACCCCCTTACGGTCACTTTAAGGCCGATTTTAAAAAAATTTTGAGTCGGTTATATAATACGAAGTACTTTTATATAAAAAAGAAGTTCCACACATGGCGAGAGTAAGTATAGTAACATGTCATGAAGTGATCATAAAGGGGTACATAAAAATTAGCCATAAAAAAAGTGATATGTTTTTATGGTTATTAGTGTGTATAAATTTATTTTTTATTTATTACCATACATTATTTGTGAATCTAATATTTCTTTTTCAACCAGTAAATTACTATTATTTTTCAAATATTCTATTTCACTTTGTCTCACGAGTGAATAATCTACAAATTCACTGTGAGGTATATTAGAAGTGAATACACTTTCATTACTTGGTTTTTTTATATTCAACGGTTGACTTTTTAATGTTAATACCGCAACTTTTGGTTTATCACCGACATATTTTCGTTTATTGGTTTGGATTTGTGTGTATTTTTTAATATCACGTGTAAGACGATTTTGTTCTATCTCGTTTAATGAGTCACGTTTTTCTATACGATTATCTATACTTTGTTTGAGTTCATTTTCTGTATCTTTTGCAATCTCATCGAGATTTATAGTTTCATATCTTGGTCCTGTATTAATTATACGTATTACAGATGATACTATGAAACCAAAATCATACCCGCCTTTACCGTATTTTACAACCATAAACATAGCCTTACATATTTTACTACCTATTTGTGGAATAGCTTTTGTTTCAGGAAGTTTAATATCACCATTTTTCTTAATTTCTGGCGCAATAGCTTCATACATATCAGCGGAAATAGTTTCAATTATATATGTACAAAGACCAGTTCGTTTAGAAACTTCCTCATTTGTACGTAAAACCATTTCTTGCATGAGATCTTTTGTAATATCTACATCTTCCAACTTTTTGTACATGGACATGTCTATATCTTCATCATTTATATCAGCCGAAGGAGCATTACTAAATTTTTCTACCCTGACCATAGATAATATAACGCATAATATCAATACAATTAAAACAACCTTGTTCATATTAATATTAAATTTTATTTTAATTGTGATTTAATGGCGTAATTATTTTACTATATTATTTCAAAATGTCTCTCTTGATATATAGTCCACAATGTAATCATAGTTTAGATATTATTAATTATATCCAAAAACACGAAAATCTTAAAAAAATTGTTTCGTATCACAATATTAATAAATTGGGGGTACCACCGCAATTTAAAAATAAAATAAGTAGGGTACCAACAATGTTAACGAAAAATGGAAAATTTCTTGTTGGTAATGAAATAAAAAATTGGCTTGAATCGTTATTACCTGTTAAGGAACTCGAAATGGTTGGATTTGGTTCTTGTTCGATGACAACATTAGATGGTGAAGGAACAAATGAAATGTTTGGTTTAGATGATTATGGTACATCTTTACAACCACCAATGACCGCAGAGTTAGAAGAAAAAATAAACAGAAGTGTAAACGATGCGTATAATTCACAAAGTAAACAGGATTAAAGAATTAATTAGATTTCATATCAATGAAGTTGGTTACAGTACAAGCTACTGCAATAAAATCAACGTTTGAAGTATTAAAAGATATACTTAACGATGTTAATATATACTTTAAACCCGATGGTATGTATATAGTAACATTAGACACGGCAAGAACGACTCTAGTTGATATGTATTTATCCGGTGATAATTTTGAAAAATATAATTGTGAGAGTGAAATTATAGCTGGTGTGAATGTATCTAATACATTTAAATTGTTAAAATCTATATCAAATAATGATGTTCTTACTATATCTATAAATTCAAAAGAGTTTATGGATATAGAAATATTTAGTGAAATAAAGAAAACTTCTACAAAATTTTCACTAAAACTTCTCGATATTAACGAAAATCAGATAGAAGTCCCATCAATAAACATGACCACTATAACTCCAATGTTATCTTCAGATTTTCAAAGAATATGTAGAGATATGTATAATATAGGTAATGATATAGAAATAGCCAGGTACGATAAAAAATTGAGATTACATTGTAAAGGTGATTTTGCGGATCAAGAAACCGTAATCGAATGTACTGAAGAGAGTCAAAATATAACTGGTATTTATTCACTTCGGTACATGAACATATTTACGAAAGCGACGAGTATGTGTGCGAATGTACAAATAATGCAAGAAGAGAAAAATAGGTTTCTTATACTCAAATATAATGTTGCCAATTTAGGAGAATTAAAATTTTATCTCGCAACTAAGGTATCCGAAGATCAATAATACATCCGTTTTCGGTATTTACTCTTTTAATCATTCCTAATGCACTCTTCAATTTGATGGTTGGGTAATCAAATTTAAGTGTTTCATCATCGTAATATAACATGTCGTGTATTTTTGTAGTTTTGTCATCGTAAAAATCTCCTCTTGGACCGGCGTATCTTTTTATTTTGTTTAACACGTCTTTTACAGGTTTATCATCGGAATCTAAAAGTTGTGCGCTTACAATTGGCATGTTAAATACTATTCCATTTGCTTGTTTCGGAGGCCATTCATGATTTAGATCGTTCGTTAAAAATTTATACATTTTATCGTTATACCAATATTTTATACGTAAAATTACTTTAGTAACATTATTTGGTACATTTATATTTTTATAATCTATATTGGTTAAATTCTTATAAAACATTTCTGTATTACCATCCCACTCGTCTATACACTCATCTTCCCAAAATCCATCTAGTTCCTCTGGTATAATGTTATTATCTATCTTATATTCTAACGATTGATCTATAATGAGGTAATCTGGTTTTGATGTTATAAATTTTATACAATCGTATACCCAAATTATAACATTAGTTAAAAGATTGATAATCATTATATTTAGTTATTATATGGAAGGTAATTTTTTAAGCCGATATAACAACAAGATCGCAACGTGGAAAAAAAAGATAGAAGATGATCCTGGTAATAAATCCATCTACGAAACTGAAATGTCTGAGTATATAATGAAATGTTTACCTTATATGAATCAGTATGTAGATGATAATAAAAAAGAAGTATCTACAGATAACATTTTCAATTGTAAAGAAACATCTGGGTTACAAAGAAAAGATATATTCAACGATTACCTTGCTGATGTTGAAAATATGAATGTAGATAGACCTGTTATGAAAAAAGCGGAAACGTGCCCTGAATGTAACGATAGTCGTGTGTATCATTTTACAGATACGAGTGACCTTGTTTGCGAAAATTGCGGATTGATAATAGCGTGTTTAATTAGCGAAGAGTTAACGTATAGAGAAGAACAAGAAACGTCTGAAAAAATCATAAATTATTCGTATAAACGGGAAAATCATTTTAATGAATGGTTATCACAGTTTCAAGCTCAAGAAACTACTAACATACCTACTGATGTTATAGAACAGTTAAAAAACGAACTAAAGAAACTAAAAATAAAGACACTCGAGGAAGTTACTCACGCTCGGGTTAGAAGTCTTTTAAAAAAACTGAAACTAAATAAGTATTACGAACACGTTCCGTACATTACAAATATACTCAGTGGTATATCACCACCCAAAATGCCACAAGAACTCGAAGAACGGTTACGTATAATGTTCAAGGATATACAAAAACCGTTCGATGATAATTGTCCAAGTGATCGTAAAAACTTTCTAAGTTATTCGTATGTTCTTTATAAATTTTGTGAACTTTTGAGTGAAGATAAATACCTAAAATATTTCCCACTTTTAAAGTCTAAGGAAAAGTTGTATCAGCAGGATCTTATATGGAATAAGATATGTAACGATCTTCAATGGGAGTATATAGCGACCATATAAAAATATCAGGGTATATTAAATGCCAAAGTTCAAGAATACGAATGAACGGGTAAACGAAATTAGTAATTACCCAAACTCACCTAAACCAAAACAAAAAACCGAAACGAACCGTAAAAATCCTCTCAGACAAGGTGTTAATTTTAATAGTTTAAGTAACATGTTAAAATATTTCGCGGTTCTCAAACATGGTAATAAAGAAAGTAAGAGAAAAGCTGTAAATAATGCTGGACAAAAAGCATTAAAGAAAATAAAAAAATAAACGCGTATAATAAATGGGTTCGAATTCGAATGCTATTGAGAATAGAGAAGCTAGACGTCAACAAGCTATTAAAAATAATGATAGACCACGCATACCAAAACAAGGTCGTAAAAAACCAGCTAACTCGTCAGAATTTGCGAAACAACTATCAGAAACCCCAAAACCTAAGAAAAGTATCTTACCTACACCAGAAGAGGTAAGAAATCATTTAAAAAATAATAATTAAAGAAACACGTTTTAGAATAGATAATGAACGATCCGTATTACAATTTCTGTTTAGAAGAAATCAGGTTCTACACAGAAAAGATAAACGAAATTATAAACGAAGGTCTCAAAGACCCTAAAAAGTATTACGAAGAATCCAAGAGTGAATGGAAAAAGATATACCAAATGATTCCAGTTATGTACATGATGAATCAATGTAACGAATCTCAAGGGAAGAATTCGGACACGGTGGAAAATTTACAAGGTACGCCTCTGGAAACCCCGTCAAACGTAGATAGTTTTGTGCCTGCGTTACCATAACATCGGTGACGTTTTTAACTGATTTGAGTTCTATTACTGTTTTGTTATTTAAAATTAAATCGGCACGAAGATTCCCTATAGTATGCCCTTCAAATTCTATAGGAACTATTCTTTCCGTTTCGTAGTGTACCCCGTTTTTCCGCAAGACAACTTCCATCGCATTGTGATACACGCGCTCGCTATAACCGGGACCAAGTACTTTGTATACATGTTCCGCATATTCGCGTATCATTTATATACATATATCATTGTTTCTTTATACCTAAGTGAACAATGAAGGAATAAAATAAATAAATAAAAAATGACTTTAACAATTGACAAAATCAATCAACAATTAACTAAACACGTCAAGGAAAACTTGAAGTGGGACGATCTAAACACTGGATCGAATACACAAAATGGAGAACAATCTTATATTAGGGATATAATCGATATAATTCATCTCATGGGTGGAAAAATTGGTTCTTTAGCGGCTTCTCAGAAACCAAAGGATATACAAAACGTTTTGTTTCCATCTGTCAGTCATCCGATTACGTACGAGTGTAAAAAAAGTACAACTGGTAAATACATTTTGAATGATACTATACCAAAAAAGGATGATGATTATTACTACATGTTTATTAATGTTAAAGAAAGAGACGTAGAAATTAAACACTCAAGTTTCATGCTTAAAAAAATTACAAATAATGACTATTGTATAAAAGAAGAACAAAAGTCATTATTTACTAAAGCAATAGAGTGTTCGTGTAAAATGTTAAACAATAATAGAAACGCTGAAAGTTACAGACAATTGTATGATATAATGATTCATATACAGAAAAATGCTGTAAAAATGGGTGATATTGAACTTTCAGATTATGGTCAAATGTTTAAACAAGCGAGTGATTTTGGTATAGTGAAATCACGACCAAGACCTAACTGGTCTATTAAAATTTGATCTTTTCTATTATGTTCTGAACTAGTTTTGGAGGAATTGCGTTACCAATTTGAACAACTTTATCTTTGTGATTACCAGATAATTTATAATCACGTGGAAACCCCTGAATTTGTTGAAGTTCGTTAACTGTAAAAGGTCTTATAAAATATCCTTTACTCGTTTTTAGAGGTACGTATAACCGAGGTTGGTGATCGTACGCACATATTATAGTTTTACTAGGTTTTGTAATATCTACAATTTCACAATGTACCGGTGATTTTCTTTTTGCGTATGAAAATTGATACTTACTAATATATTTTTCTTTGTATACAACTCCCCTAACTTTTTCTTGTGATAACAAATAAGGGTGAACTTTACCATACGGTTCACCTTCACCAAGTACCATGGCACTTTCGGGTACACCAGCTTCATCCATGAGTTCTTTAGGAACTTCTAAAGCACCGTCCATGTCAAATTTTACTATATCTTCGAGAGAAGTGCGTTCATTAATAGGTTCGGGCCAATTAAATTTAAAGTTCTCGTCGAGACATCCGACTATAAAAAGACGTTCACGTTTTTGCGGAACACCATACTCTTCAGATTTTAAAACTTTATAAGTACACGTGTACCCAATATCATTGAACGCTTTTATGATAACATCTATAAATTTTTCACCCGTTTGCGTTTTTCTAGTTTGTAAACCCTTAACATTTTCACCTATGATAAATTTAGGTTTAATTATTTTAGCCGCGCGAACAAATTGTAAATAAAGTTGACCTCTCATATCATTTGGATCTTTTTTACCCGCATTTGAAAAACTTTGACACGGAAACCCACCAAATATGATATCAATTTTACCTTGTAAATTTTCAAAATCTTCATCAGAAATCTTATTTATATCGTCTCCTAACAATTTACACGCATCGAAATTAAGATCATGACTTTCTCTAAATATTTTTTTAAGTTCTGAATACCACGAAACATCTAAACCCGCATTGGTCATACCAACTGTATCACCTCCACAACCCGAAAAAAGAGAAAGAGCTGTCTTTATCATTTCTTAAAACTTGTTTTATTTTTTTAAGTATTTAAAAATATGGGTGTTATATACATCATATGGATATAGAAAATTGCGAAGGCCGTGATTTTTTAAAACGACTCGATAATAATTCGGTCGATCTCATACTCACGGACCCACCGTATGTTATTTCGCACGAAACAGGTATGAATACGTTACGCGATGCTATAGATTCGGGTAAAAACCTTGAAAAGACTGAATCTGAATGGTTAAAATACGTCGAAGAAAATGACACCGCTAAAACAACACCAAACGCTAAAGAAAATTACATGAAATACGGTACCATATACGGTACCAAATATAGTGTTAAGACGAATTACGGTGATTGGGATAAAAACTTTACAATGGATATACTCGATGAGTTTATAAAACTGTATTACCAAAAACTTCGCGACGGAGGTACGTGTATAATATTCTTTGATTTGTGGAAAATATCACATCTCAAGGAACTCATGGAAAAACATAAGTTTAAACAAATTCGGTTTATAGAATGGATTAAAACCAATCCACAACCCATAAACTCGGGTACAAATTACCTAACAAACTGTCGCGAAATAGCTTTACTCGGTGTTAAGAAAGGTAAACCGACGTTTAATAGTAAATACGATAACGGTATATATAGGTTTCCAATTCAAGGTGGTAAAAATAGGTTCCATCCGACACAAAAAAACGTTGATTTATTTCAATCGCTCATAGAGAAACACTCAAATAAAGGCGATCTCGTCGTAGATACGTTTCTTGGTGGTGGAACAACGGCAGTGGCGTGTAGAAATACGGAACGTAAATTTTCCGGGTGTGAACTTTCCAAAGACTATTACGATAAAATTAGTTAGAAGAGTCTGGTGGTGTTATTTTTATTTCGGGCGCATCATCAACTATGTCTATAACATACCTACTTGAATCATTTGTAGGGGATACAGTTACTATTCTACACATGTCAGTACTCACCATAGTATCGTTTGTATTTTTTATAGGTATAATTATTGGTTTACATAATAACATCCACATATATTAGTATCATAGATTTAAAGATACGACGTGTATATAATATAAAATGATTTATACACGTGGTATAGAATTGTTGTCGGCAACAACGTCTCTTTTACCCGTTATAGTTTCATCCTTTTTTCCTATAAGTTATGCATCTGTTGCCTGTGTAGTACACTGTCCCTTAAAATTTTTGTACCATGTTCATAACGCGTATAGTGCGAACACATATCGAAGTCAGTTAATATACAAAAAGTATAAAAGTTTTTTACACGTTGGATTATCCATACTTTTTTACGCGCAAGAATATAAAGTAAGTTTTCTAAATATAGTATTCAATATACTTTCTATTTCACTCATACGACAAAGTGAACCTTTGAAGAACAATGAAGATATCATGAAGATAAACGCGTGTGGGTATATAGGTATATTTGCGTCTACGATTAGTTTGTATAGTATAAGTAAAATATATTACGTGGTATCCCTTTATTTTTACTTTGCTGCGAATATTATATACCAAATGGAATTATACGATGGGTTTACGGATAGTGTCGTAAACTTACTTCTCGTAACACCTCAATATGTATTACTTTTAGGGTACCAAAATTAATTATATAGAACATGTTCCGTATGTGAGATATAATTAATTATTTCTTGACTGCTTTCTTTCTTTCTTTATTTCTAAGATACCATTCACGTTGATATTTTTTATTTCTTTCCTTCTGTTCTGGAGTTCTTTTCTCCCTTGATTCCTTAACTTGTTGCCTCTTCCTCTCTTTTTGTTGAGGCGTCATTTTTCTCAAGCGCTCCCTATCTCTTTCTCTCTTCCTCTCCCTTAGAATTTCAGTAAGTTCACGTTTTCTCGTATTTACCACCGGTGAAGGAACGTTAAAAATGTTTTTTCTGAAATGCAGTGCCACATTGTGTTTTTTTAAATCTGTTTCTGCATTTTTTAAAGCCTTTTGTAATTCCTTTTTTTCATTATTGATTTGATTTATAGTTTCTTTTATAAATTTAATACGTTTTTCTAAAACATTATACCTATTTCTAAGTTTAATATTATTTTTAAATAATTGTGAATTATGAAATTCAATAACATTATTTTTTTCCCATGGCGTCGTGAGTCTAGTTTTGTAACGTTTTTCTAACTCCTTAGCTTCATTTCTAAATTTATTATTATTATTATTCATTTACATGAACTGGGAAAATAATTTAAATCTCCATGTATATAAATGTTAAATAATAACACGGAAAGAAATCGTAAAAATTTAGAAGAATACATAAACTCTAAAAATAAAATATGTAACGGGTTGAACAAAAAATCATTTATGGGCCAACTTGGTAAAAAACCAGTAAGCGAAATAAGAGAAAATGTCGATAAGGAATTTCGAAGACAACAACTCCGCTTTTTGGGTCGAGGGTGCGGTAACGGTATAAATCTTCGAAAATCCCAAGGTGGGAAAAAAAGTTTTTTTAGTAAATTTAAACGAGCAAAAGATTAGTTAGTTTTACTCTAAGACGTTAAAAAGGTTCCATTTTCGTCGATGACGAGTTCGCCGCGTTCGGCTAACATTTTTCGGTGTAACATGTGGTGATCCCGAACATCGTTCTTATTTTGACCGACATACGGAACGGCGTAGCCGTTTTCACACATCCACTTATTCACATTCGTCCAGTTATTATCTTCGAGAACCCACAATTCACCAAGCGCGCGTCCGTACTTACCTACCGAGTCGCGTTCGGGACATCTCAGTTCGATCTCACAATCGTCCTTATCGGATTCGACCGCCTTCGTGACCCACTTAAGAATCTGTTTCTTTGCGTGTTTCCCATAAATCTTTTCGATCTTATCGGACGTTCGCGATTCCTCGGTATCGATACCGAGTAATCGTACGCGTTGGCGAATGAGTACGTCGAACCCCAAA